TAATGATGCATTAAATGGAATTAATAATAAAACATCTAAACAAGTTTCACAATATACTAAAAAAGGTATTTTTATTAAATCATATTATTCAATAAGTAATGCAAGTAGAGAAACTGGTGTTGATTTTGGTAATATAAGTAAAGCTGCAAATGGAATATTAAAAACATCTGGTGGTTTTATATGGAAGTAATAGTTATAATAACATATATTAATTAAGGAAATAAAATGTTCATAACAATTGAAATATTAGCAGGAAAAAATGGTGATGAACCAACAAAAGAAGATATGAATAAAAACATAAATGCTTTGAATAGAGCAATTAGCAAATCTTCTGTTAGTGATGAAAATTTATTAATAAGCACTAGAAGAAATAAAAGGAAAACTTTCATATAGGAACTTTTAATAATGAAACCAAATATCATGGCAGAATTTGTAAATGAATTAAGAAAAACTGCAATAAAATATAAAGATTATCATTGTTTAAGAGAATGTTTATCAAAAGTAGTAAAAGAATATGTACCAATAGATAAAACATGCAAAGGTTGCTTTTTTAAAACACATAAATCTACTGTATGCAAAATATGTTCAAGAAATAAAGAACTAGAAGAACTTGAAGATTTTTATGAGGATGATAAGTAAGTATGATAGTATTATACATATATTTGTATTTACTTTTTGCAGTAATAACACATAAAATAAGTGATGTGCCGGATATTTTAGTTTCACTATTTTGGCCTATTAGAGTAGCATTATGGTGCTTTGGAAAATTAATTGAGGAATAAAATGACTAAACAATATGATGATAAAACAAATTGTAAAGTAAGAAAACAAATTAAAAATCAATTATATTTATCTTTTTCTAGTTCTAATATAAATAAAGAAACTAAAACAAAAATATTAAACTATTATTTAGAAAAATTAAATAATGAATTTGGTATTGATAAGGAAGATTTTAATAATGCATTTATAAGAATAAAAGATACTGAAGTTTTATCATTGTGTAAAGAATGTTGTAATGTAATTAATAATCAAAAATGTAAAAAAGGAAGATTTGATTATATTGATAAAAGAGAATTATCAAAACCAAGAAAATGTACAATGTTTAAAAGTTGTAACACTTAACACAATAAAAATTATAAATCAAATTAAGGAATAAAAATGAAAAAACTAAAAGATTTATTAGAATCTGTTTATGAAGATGTTGACAATAATGAAATAAAACATTTAGTTGTAATCACAATAAGCAAAGAAGGAGAAAATCTAAAATTTGGCAATCTAGTAGAAAAAATAGACTTATACAAAATGCTTGGAGCATTAGACCAAGTTAAACTCAGCATGTCAGATAATTGTAAAATTACAGAATAAAAGCATTGCTCCACTACTGGTTTTCTTATATAATGCTAATAAAACTAACAGGAGCCAGCAATGAAGCAACTACTAATCAGAAACATTTCAAGAAATAATGTAATACTTTATCAACCAGATATTTTTGATGTTATAACCATTAAAGATAATCATATGATTATAGATTATCATGATAATATAACATTGGAAATGTTAACTAATCATATTGCTAAGATGTTAAATTTAAGTTATTTAGATATAGCAAATTCAATTACTCATAAAGATTTTAATAAATTGGAAATGTAATTAAATGAAATATTTATTATACAATATTAAACTTTAATGGATTATGTTAATGAGCAAATGTAAAAAATTTAATTTCACTCAAGAGTATTTAAAATCAATATTAGATTATAATAAACATACTGGTGATTTTAAATGGAAAATAAAAGTGCATGGAAAGAATATAGGAGAAATAGCAGGTTTTATAAATGGTGATAAATATTATTATATAACTATATTAGGAAAACAATACAAATTACATAGACTAGCTTATTTTTATACTTACAATGAACAACCAGAAATAATCGATCATATAAATAGAGATAAACTTGATAATTCAATAAACAACTTAACTGAATCTAATAGTTTAAGAAATTCACGAAACTCAAAAATATTTTCTACTAATACTAGTGGTTTTAAAGGTGTATCTTTTCATAAAGCAAGTGATAATTGGATTTCAAGAACTTGTATCAAAGGAAAAGTATTGCAAAAATATTTTAAATCAAAAGAAGATGCTATAAAACATAGAGCAAAAATAAACGAAATACATAACATAAATGGTATCTAAATGAGATATTTATTACAACTCCCTTTATCACCTAGCATTAACAATTATTATGGCACCCATTGCCGAGCCGGAAATTATGCTACCATATATATTAAAACCAGAGGTAAAGAATATAGAAAAAAGATTTTAGACTACATAGTTGCTAATAATTTACAACTAAAAGCTAATATTCCACTTGAGTTGAAAATAATTATCAACCCAAAAGATAATAGAAGATGGGATCTAGATAATCGCCTCAAATCACTGTTTGATGCATTAACAGAAGCTGATGTTTGGGAAGACGACGAGTTAATTTATAAAATGACAGTAGAGAAAGGAGAGAAAGTTAAAGAAGGTGGAATAGCAATGGAACTAAAAGCTTATGACAATAAATGATACATGGTTTATGGAAATGCAATCAGAATCACTCTATTACCTAACAATTTGGATTTGTTAAACAGGAAAATAAAAAATTGGAAGCATTAATAGCTCAAAAGAAATTATTAAATGATAAAATCTCTAAAACTATAGTTTTTACTGGAAGTTTTGGAGCAGGAAAATCATTAGCATTAGCTTTTAAAGCACTTTCAGCAAAATCAGCTTTAGTTTTAGATTTAGATGATAGTTTTATAAAATATGTCCATTATCAAAATTTTACAGACATATTGGAAAAAGAAGAAATAGAATATAAAATAACAAAACCAGAACAGTTATTATCAACTAAAAATTCAGAAATATATTTTAGAACAACAGAAGATATTAAAAAATTACTTGGTTTTAAAACTGATTTATTATTAATTGATAATTTTGAACTAATAGAAGATGATGAATATGCAGAATATTTATATGAAAAAATATTTTATAATAAAAAGCAAACTGTATTATTTATAAACAATCATTTTGAAATAAAAAATGATTTTATAAGAAAATTACTAAGAACAGAAAAAATTATTCATGCAAATTTATCAGATAATCCATTTTTACCAAAAGAATTTATAAAGGAATTTCAATGACAACAATAGCAGTTAAAGATGGCATAGTAGCATATGACTCGCAAATAGTAAATGGTTCAAATATATCAACATTAAATTTTGATAAACATAAAACTGATAGAGATGGAAATCATTACTTCCTTTCTGGAACTGTAGGAGACTATCAAAAATTCATTAATAGAATAGATAATGTTGAATGTTCTGCAATTTTTGTATCTAAAGATGGATTAACAATTAAAGAAATTCATTATAATAAAAATGATGGATATTTTGATATGTTACCAAGTGAAACTCATTCAATTGGAACTGGTGAAACATATGCAATGGGTGCAATGGATGCTGGAGCTACTGCCAAACAAGCAGTTAAAATTGCTAAGAAAAGAGACTTATACACTGGTGGTAAGATTAGGACATTTAAAATATGTTAATTAAAAACATAAAGCATTTAAGAAAATTAGCAAAAGAATATTTCAAAACTGTTAGAGATGATATTGATTTAGAAAGATATATGTCTCCACGAAATTTTGCAGAATTTGAAGTAGATGATTTTATAGATTGGATTGAAATAGAAAAAATAGATAAAAAGGAAATAAAATGAAATTAAAATTAGTAAAAGATGAAGAACCAAAACCATTAAAAATGAAAGATTTAAAAGCTGGAGATTTTGGGGTTATAACTGATGAAAAATATGCTGAAACTATTTTTAAAATAATATTAATAGAAAATGATTTACATGCATTTTCACTTAATAGCAATGATCACTGGACTGATGTTAGAAATAATCATTTAGCAATAGAAAAATTACCTAAAGGCACACAATTAGAGATTGTGTAAATAAAATAAAAACTTGACATTACAAGGTATTACTGTATAATTTTATTCTCTATACTTTATAATATCACAGGAGATATTCTAATGGAAATTATATGTATTCTTGACCGTTCCGCTTCAATGCAACATCTAACACAAGAAGTAATAAACTCTTTTAATAACTTCATAAAAGAACAAAAGAAAATAGAAGGTAAAGCAAATGTAACACTAGTGCTATTTGATGATAAAATAGAAACTCCATTTCAAAGAGTAAGTCTAAAAAAATTCAAAAAAATAAATGAAGAGACCTATTACACAAGAGGAATGACCTCTTTGTATGATGCCATAGGCCAAACTCTAAATAATGAAATTTTCAAAGATAAAAAGAAAGCAATTGTATTAATTCAAACTGATGGACAAGAAAATGCTTCACAAGAATTTAATAATGAATCTGTAAAGAAATTAGTTGAAGAAAAGAAAGGTAAAGGTTGGGATTTCTTATTTTTAGGCGCTAATATAGATTCTTTTGCAGTAGGCAGTTCTTTTGGGTTAACTGAAAATGATACTATAGATTTTGCAGCTACTGCAAAAGGTCTAAGTGATAGTTATATGCAAATGTCTACTAGAACAGTTGCTTATAGAGCTTAACAACATGTTTAATAACAATCTCTCTCATGTTGACTGAAGAATTAGCACAATTTAAAACGATTGAACTTAATCCAGCTCAATCGGAATTTATAGATGATAATCTTTCAAAATCTTGTGCATTTGTAACTGGATATGGTGGAGGTAAATCATTTGCTTTAGTTCTTAAAATGATTATCCTAAAGCTAGAGTATCCAGAACATGATTTGCTTTATGTTATGCCTGTTTTTTCTAATTATAGAGATATTTTAATTCCTTTATTAGTAGAAATAACCAAAGACACAAACATAAAATATGAATGGAATAAATCAACAGGTGAGATTTTCTTTTCATGTGGTGGCAGGGTTATTTTAAAGAGTGCTGATGATCCTACAAAAATAGTTGGTTTCAATGTTGCTCATGTATTACTTGATGAGTTAGATACTTTACCTACTGAAAAAGCCAGAGAAGTTTTTCTTAAAGCTTCAGCAAGAGCACGTGTCAGATTAAAAGATGGAAGAATAAATTCAATCTATGTAGCAACAACCCCAGAAGGTAGAAGATTTGTCTACCAAATGTTTGGAACCAAAGATAAACCAGATAATTATAGATTAATAAAAGCATCCTCAAGGTTAAACCCTTATTTAACAGAAGATTATTTCCAGAATATTATAGCAACTGCTCCAAATGAACAAATAGCTTTGGCATATATTGATGGTGAATTTGTAAACATGGCAGTTGGGGCAGTTTACACAGCTTATAATCAAGATGAATGCCATACTGATGCAGTTTATAGAGAAGGTGAAGAATTACATATCTCTATGGATTTTAATGTATTGAATATGAATGGATGTGTCTTTGTAAAAAGAGGAAAGTTAAATAACTCAGCATCACCATATAACGGAATGCCAATTTTACATTGCATAGCTCATCTAGGAGAAATAGTTGATACACCAGAAATGATAGAAGTAATAGATAATAAATATCCTAGAAGCCCTATTTATATTTACCCTGATGCTTCTGGAAAAAATGTAAGCTCTAAAGGAGCATCTACTTCTGATCTATCTCAATTAAGAGCAGCTGGATTTAATGTTAGAGCCAAAAGTAAAAATCCAAGAGTAATGGATAGGGTAAAAACTGTAAATAGTTGTTTAAAAACTGGATTAGTAAAAGTAAATAAACACTTATGTGAAAAAATAGCAGATTCTTTAGAGTCTCAAACTTATAATGAAAAAACTGAGTTGCCAGAAAAAACAGTAGGTTCAAGTATAGATGATATAAATGATTCATTTGGGTATGGAGTCCATTATATTTATCCATTAAAAAGAAATACAGTAAAAGTTATAGGTGCTTCACCATATTAATATAATAAATGACAATGAAAAAATATAATTTTAACAAGCAGGAAATTTAAATGAACATAGAACAAACACAACAAGCAGAAGAATTTTTTGATATGATCAAAGACATTAAGAATTATAAAGAAATTTTTGAAACTGTATTGCCACAAATTACACCTTATATTGATAGGTTAGTGGATTATTCTGTAGATAAAAAGATTCAAGCTGTTAGAAGATTTCAGGATAAAGGATTTTCTAGAGAAGAAGCTCTTAATTTGACATTAGATATAGAACAACGCATCTTTAAACAACTGAAAAATATTAATAAACACTTGTAAATAGTTAAATTAAATGTTAATATATCAAGATATATTAAAAATCAATCACTTAGGTAGCAAAAATGATAGAGTATAAAGCTATAGGCGAAATATGTCCGGAAATTCTTAACATCAATGATGAATATAAAGAAAACAGGTACATGTGGACTTTATGCAGAGATTTTATCAAAGGTGATGCTTCAGTAAAAAGAAAAAATGAGCTATATCTTCCAATGCCAGCAGGATTTATCCTAAAGGAAGATGCAGCTTTAGCACTTACAGCACAATCTTTTAATGCTTCTTATAATTTTGATAAAAAATATGAATTTTTAGGAGATTCAAGATTAGATGATCCTAATTACCATCCTAATAGACCTTATTCTATTTACAAACACGGAGCTAAGACTCCATCAATTCTAAAACATACTATTAATGGTATGCTTGGGCTTATTATTAAAAAACCAATGCAGTTTTTATATAGTGATCCTGAAAAAAATACAAAAGATAGAAAAGAAAAAGAAAAGATAAATAAATTAAATAATTTTAATGAGCAAATCTGGCTTGAAAAAGTAAGAAAAATAATTGTAACTGCTTTATCTTATGGTAGATGTTTTGTAACTTTAGATCAAAATAACAATCCTGTTACTTATGATGCTTTAGATGCTACACAATGGGATATTGGTGAATCTGTTGTGTTTTTAGAAAGTAAAGAACAAAGAGATTCAGCAACTGCTCTTGATAATAGAGAATATGTAAGAATTTCTATTCAAGATAAAATTACACATTACGAAAGATTTGATTCATCTGCAAAATTATTAGAATCAAAAACTACAAAGAAATTTAAATCTCTTCCAGTAGAATGTATAGGATCAACTGATTTGGATTGGGAAGTTGACTTATTACCATTAGAAGGTGTTGCTACTTGTGCATTGCATATCTATAAAAAGACTGCCGACTTATCTTATTCAGAATTTAGCTCCTGTGTACCAACAATGATTATGACTGGTGTTGATGATGATTCTGGAAATACATTAATAGGTGGAGGTGTTGCATTAACTATAACTAATGATCAAGCCAAAGTATATTATGCATTAACTGATAGTAATGCACTTCAACATGTTAAACTTCACATTGATAGCCTTTTTGAAGAAGCAAAATCTTATGGAGCATCTTTATTAGGTGGTGATAAAAAAGAAGTAGAATCAGCAGAAGCAATTAGACTAAGACAGGGAGCAGCAGGAGCTTCTTTATCTACTCTAACAAGAACAGTAGAAAGAGGAATTAATAGATTGCTTAATGTAGCAATGATTGATTCCAAATTTGCAATTAACTTTGATTTGACAGAAAATTATCTTACGAAACAAGAGCAAAAAGTACTATTAGATACTTGGA